TGATGGCTACTGCGTTGGCATTTTGCTGCGCCATATCGCCTAAAACACCATCAATACCAGTTAAAGTATTGATTTGGTTCTGTAGAGATACTAAAGTATCGGTAACAGTCTGTGAAGTACCTGAACCACCGCTATTAATGATGATGTTTTGAGCAACATCGGGTGATAGTATCTGACCGCAGTCAATTTCGTTGCCGTTGGAAAGGTAAACAACTAATGAACCATCAAAGTCAATCTTAGCGTCAACAACAGAGATACCGTCTTTGCCATCTACACCATCTTTGCCATCGGTTCCGTCTTTGCCGTTAAGCCCATCACGACCATCTTGTCCGTTTTTACCGTCTTTACCAGCTTTTCCTGTTGGACCTTGGATGCCTTGCTTTGCGGGAGTGTTATTTAGCTCGGTTAACTTCGCTTCTAGCTTGGCTTCAATGGTTTTTAGTGCTTGAATCACCATATCAGCGTTCTTACCGACTGCTTCAGTACGCTTTTGCTTCGCTTCGATGATAGTTTGCTCTACTTGAGCTAAGGCTTGTTGCTGTTCCTCTAACGAAACAGCACTATTACCGATTTTCTTGATAAAATCTTTAATATTAGCCATTGTTGGATAATTTCTCAGTTAAGTTATTCAGAAACTCTTCTTCTGCTTTACCAATTGTAGCAACTTTATCTGCCATTTGCAACTCAACAATCTTGGTATTGTTCTTTAAGTCAGCTTCTTTGAGCATTAACTCAGCAATCTTCACCCTGCGATCAAATTCTACATTAGCAGCATTGTCTTCACTGGGTAAAAAGCGTGAAACAGCAGAAATAACCTTAGCTTCTACCTCTTTTGGAGCCAATTGAGCCTCAACCATGGTCTTCTGAGCGTCTGCCATGTCTTTAGCGGCACTAGCGTCAAGCTGTTTAATCTGAGCCTGTGCTGCCTGTAGTTTAAGCTGTTGCTCTGCTTGAGCTAATTGCTGTTGTTCTGGGTTAGGTTGACTCATCTGTGTCAATGCTTGCTCTAATTCAGCTCTATTAGATAGGCTAGAGTTACCGATAATACCCTTGAGTATGATTGGCAACACAGGAGTATTAGGTCCAAGGGTCTGTAACAAGCCAATGAGCTGTTGTTGTTCGTACTCACGAGCCATGATACCCAAGGTAGCAGTAGGAATAAACTTCATATCTACTGAAGGATAGCGCTCAGGGTCAAATTGCATATAACGGAAGGCTGCTTTCTTAATCAGCGGAACCATGAAGTCTTCTTGGAAGTTCGTTAAGGTTCGCTTATACTTCTTAATAATACCAGCCATTGCCATAGACATACCAGCACCAGAGGCATCACGAGAAGCCTGTGATACTACGCCTTGGCTATCAAGAGTTCCAGTTGCCATAAGGAGCATACGCTCAAACTCTTTAGAGGTAGCGAAGTTCTCAGGACTGGTTTGACCGAACTTGAATGGGAATAGAATCTCTGCTGGATTTCCGTTAGTTAGGATTGCTTTACCGGGCTTAACTTCAAAGCGTGAGCCACGAGGTAGACGAGTAGCGTCCATTGCAATCATCGGTGCTGTAGTCAGTGCCAAGCTGTCTAGATGGCTACGCAACTGAGCATCGATAGCCTTTTGCATATTATAGGCTTTCTCGACAGTACCACGACCCCAGAATCTATTGGGGACAGTGTCGTCTTGATAAGCGATGACAGGACGATCCTGCATCATGTAGGGGTTCTTCTCAGCCTTGAGTAAGAGTCCATCGTTAGCAATAACAACAATAGCTTCTACGAGGTCGCTGTAGCTATCAGCGGTGCTGTCTTCAGGGAAGAGGTCAATTACTTCTTCATCTTCGTTCTCTAGCTGCTCTAGGTACTCTCTAGGGACTAAACCATAGTAGGTTAATAGCTTGACTTTGTCGTCTTGGTACTGAACTACTTCTTGAGTGACTTCTAAGTCATCATCATTACCAGTAGGTCCGATGTCTACCTTACGATAGATACCTTTTTCCATTCCTTCTACTACTTTGTGAATCGACACAAACTTCTCAACTGCACAACCCATGGCATCGTCAATCGAGGTAGCGTTGGGGTCAATTAAGAAGTTCTTAGGATTGACAGGATTAACCTTGACGCAGAAGTATTCTTTCTCCTGTACGCCGTAGGCGGCTTGTTCCATGCCCGGCATTGGCATCGTAGCAGGAACAAACTCCTTCTCTTGCTTGACGATAATCTCGCCAATACCAGTACCATAAATCTCAGCCATCAATTCGATTTGGTCGATAGACTTACGAATCTTATGCTTTTCTAAATCCTCTTTAAGTTGTACCTTAATGGCTTGAACATCCATCGGATTGTTGTTGTAGTCACGAACATCGTCTTTGATGTCAAAGAATTCTCCGTTACCAAAGATAGCTTCCATGATCTCAGCGTGGCGGGTTTCTACCGCTTGCTGGGTAGCTGGACTAATTAAGCGACTACGCTCAGACTCTCGTGTCTTGTCTTCGTCAGCCCATACGCCACGGAAGATTCTTTCGTACTCTTTCCAATCTTCTAAATAGTTCTCGTCTCTGGAGTCTCTCCACCTGTCGCAATGTTGAATAACAAAGGCAGTTAATTCTTTATCTGATTCGGAAGGTTCTTCCCAAACAGTGCTTTCGTTCATGTCCATATTTTCAGCCATTTTAGTCCTTTATTAATAGCCACTAACCACATCTAATGCTTGCCAATCGTCTTCGTCGTTGTCAATACTGTAGCTCGTGACAGCGAGTTGGTCGATATAGCTTAACGCATCAGGTAAGTCATCATGCACCTGTGCGGTTGGAAACATTAGTAGTTGGTCAACAAACTCTTCAAAGTCTTCTTCAGCATTGAGTATAACTCGTCCATGTTCAAATCGACCTTGCAAAGCCCAAACAATCCTATCTACTTTTTTCTTATTGCCATGCGTCAAATCTAAGATATGAGCGTAACAGTTGTTCTTTCGCATCAAATCACTAAGGTAAGGCAATACTGCATTCTTTAGCGCCCCTCGCTCGATACCAACTGCTAGGGGTTCATACTCTCTAATATTCTTTAAAATATTAAGTGCAGTAGTCTGTATGTCCCAGCGACCAGCTTCAATCTTATCGACAAACCAAGTACCATCATCGGTTACTTTTACAACTGCGATAGCGGACTGGTCTAGTCTTTTCTTAGTGGCGTTAGCGCTTTTAGCGACATCTTCAAAGCCAGCTAAGTCTACCGCAATATACCACGAACCAATGTCAGGTTCATCGCCAAACTTAATCCACTCTTCTTTAAATAATCCTGCACCAGCATTATTGAAGGAAGACAAGTACTCTTGATTAAAGGCAAAGCTACTTAGTGTTCTTTTTGCAGCCTCAATCTCTTTCGGGTCAATCGTTTCATTATCAGCGGTGGTAAAGTGCCAAGATTTCCAATCTGCATCGTCTCCACTCTGTCCCAATTGAAACCACTCATAGAAATGGTTTCGTCCAGATGGAGTAGAGATAAACATGGCTCTACCTTTTTTATCCGACAAAGCAGCACGAAGTACTCGTTCCCAAATTTCTGATTTGATAAAAGCGACCTCGTCCATTACCAAGTACGACAAAGACACACCACGCAAAGAGTCTTGGTTGTCAGCGCCTCGAATGAGGATTTTCTTGCCGTTAACCAAAGTTATCTCAAGGTTGTTGATGTGTGCAGATTTGATGACAGTCTTTCCTAAGTCCATCAACAAGTCCCACATAATCGTCCGGGCTTGACCGAGGGTTGGTGCCACATACATCACACTAGAACCTTCAGGACAGTTTAACCCTTCAATCAATAGGGTTACTGCAGACAACCTACTCTTACCACAACGACGACCAGCAGCGATTACTTTGAATCGGGTAGGGTCTTTAAATACTGTTTGTTGCCACTTCAGCAGTTTAAAATCAAGATTCATCGATGTCCTTAATGGTTACATCAGTAACATCGTTGTCAATTACTTCAGAGGTCTCAATCGTAGGACTGAGTCCACTGATGTTAATACTAATCTGTGGTGTACCGCCACCACTCTTTCCTTCAAAGCTCGATAGCGGTAACAGTCTCTCGCCACAGAACTTTAGCATTGCTCCCTGTGCAGGGTGTCCATCTTGTAGTGCAGTGTGAATAATCTTTTCAATTACGCTGTCGCCATGCGTTGCCAACAGCCTTGCTTTAAACTCTGCTATTCGTGCTGCGTCGCCCGGCGGTCTCCCCACAATGCCGGGATTCTTTTTCTTGGCAATCGCCTTCTTGGAGGGACGACCACGAACAGGTTTACCATCGACAACTTCTCGTCTAACCAGCTTTGGTCGCTTTTTCTTTAAGACAGTGCCATCGTCTGAAGACTGTGCATCTTCGGTAGATAATTGTTTTTCAACTTCTAACATAAAGCCTTTTTATCCTTAAAGGGAAAGACAAACAAAAAATTCAAAGCCCTATAGTTACTATAGTATGCTGTCGTTAGACTAAGCCTTTCGCTATCAGGAGGTTTCTTGGTAATTGTTTTTCACCAAGTGGTTTAGCGGTGGTTTAGTTGTGCTATAATAATTCACTGCTTGCAGGGCTTACACGATTCTTTATAGTGTGTTGCTTGAACTTGTAAGGCGATTTTAGCATACTTTTACGATTTTGTCAAGTAATATTTTAACAGTAGGGTTATTAAGACATACTATCACCGTCTGCGACTGAGCAGATTCAGCGGGTCTGCCTAGACAATATAGGTCTCCGCTGGGGACAACAAAGACCTCCTACGGAGTGAGCATTTCCATCTACTCTGTCCCTTTTTTATTATTCTATACTAATCAATAACATACGATACTATTGACAGTGTCCCTTTTTTAGCAATTACCATTGTTCTATTTTACTTTTTTGTATGCTATGGAGGCTCCGCCAACATAACACAACATAGACTACCCCTCCCCCCTATGTTAGTTAGCACTTACTTACATCATTCTTGCACCAATATAGTGCTAGGTTAGTGAGTGCTTACTTACTTGTAACAATATCGATATATACGCATATACGAATATACGCATTGACGCATATATGACATCATAGGTAAAAACTATTGACCTGTGTTGGTTGATAGCGTGAGTATATGGGGCGATGATGCACCTTTATAGTGCAACCTAGACCAACATAGACCAATAGATTTAGACTATCAAGATTCATTATCGATAGCAACAATCAATCAATAACTTAGGGTTTATCCTAGTATCTTTTTATAGCATTGACCCGTTATACTGTGTATGTAGTATTGATAAACAGTATCTCAACAGGAGAGTAAAATCATGAGTAACTATAAATTGTTAAATGTTGATAGTAATGCAAAAACCGTTAAAGGTCAAAAAGAGGGTTTTCTTACCGGCGTACTATATCTAGCTCCATATAAGCTAAGCGGGTTTAATACTTGCGCCATGGCAGATATTGCACAATGCGCTCATGCTTGCTTAAATACAGCGGGACGGGCAGGGATTATTAAAACCGGCGAGAGTACTAACTTAATACAGCAAGCTAGAATTCGTAAGACTAAGCAATTCTATAACGAGCGACAATCATTTATGCTTACACTTGCTAAGGATATCGAAAAGCTAATTAAACAAGCTAAGCGGGACGGTTTTATTCCCTTAGTGCGCTTAAATGGTACCAGTGACATTAAATGGGAAAATATACAATTTGATTATGAATTTATTAATGGTAAAACCCGCACTATTACCATTTTTGAGCTATTCCCGGAGATACAATTTTATGACTATACTAAAATCCCTAATCGTAAAGAATTACCTAAGAATTACGATCTAACATTTAGCTATAGCGGCGTATCGGCGTATCAAAAATACGCAAAACAAGCTATTGATTCGGGAATGAGATTAGCTGTAGTTTTTAGATTACAGGATAAAATCCCTTCGCATTATTTGGGTTTGCCTTGCGTTGATGGAGATAATACAGACATTAGACATTTAGACCCTAAGCGCTCCATTGTCGCATTGTATGCTAAGGGTAAAGCTAAAAAGGATTACAGCGGGTTTGTTATTGACATTAAAGCAGTTTAATTTAGGAGAATCTAAACATGGAAGCATTGACATTAAAAGAGCAAGATTTAATTTATAAGAATGTTATTAGAGCTTGTGAAGACATAAGCAAACTAAACGGACGGGGATATAATTATTTATATCTATGCTCCGGATTTATAGCGCATTACAATATCCATGGGTTTAAATCAAATTATGATATTGTGGATTGTGGTTACAGTTTATCGGACGCAATATTAGCAAACGAACCGGCTAATCAATGGGATAATTTTAGGGAGGGAGATATAAATTACTATTACTATAAATCGAAGGCAGATGTCTATAGACGAATCTGTAACAAGTTACGCAATAAAACATTAAATCTATACAATACTTAGGAGGGTTAAATTATGGTCACAAGGGAGCAATTATTTAAGGATTACACGGATTGGGTAAACAACTACCTAACCATTGAAGTATTCGCCGAGCATAGAGGTTTAACCAAATCAGAGGCTAAAATGCTTATTGACTTAGCACAATCTTGCTTTGAAAACAATCATCCGGAGGCTTAATCATGCTTAAATCATTGCTATTAACCGGCGTATGCCTTTATACTTGTATTGCTGCTGTAATCTCTATATTATTCTATTTATAGGAGGGTTGTAAATGAAATATGCACTATTTTGGTGCATGGCATACCTAATTTTAGCCTATGTTATGTATCATCTTGTTGGAGTGGTATTATGCTATACTTGGGAATACCTCTAAAACCTCTTAAACGAGGCTATACAGGGTTTTCTTAGTGTTGGTGATGTGTTGGTATTACTTAATCAATTTAAATTGAATGGAGAGGCTTTTATGAAAATGTATTTAGTTGCAAGTTATAACGCTAAAAATAACAAGATTTATCAATATACACAATATCCAACAACGATCAGGCATTGTATGAAGTATATTGCATCAAAAGAGCCATTTCGTGATTCTGAAAAGCGTTGGCAGTTAATCGAAGTGGATTTAGAAAAAAATTTAATTGACTATTTAGGTGAAAATCATGAATAACAATCGGTATTATGAACCAGAAGACGGGGATTATGACAATGATGCTTTTAACGAGTCAGTAGATTGTCTAATTGCTAGTGATGGACAATGCTATTGGGCTGACCCTGATAACTGGGATGAAGCATTGATGCAATTAGAGCTTGATGAAGACTATAAACCCGAATCAGCACCCGCCGAAGTAATAGACAAGGTTAAAGCTTCTTGGTTGGATATGGCTAAGGATATTGCGGTAGGGGAATTCTAATGAGATGCCAATGTTGCAATACG